GCGGGAATAACCAATTATAAAAATTCTGCCAATTATATAGAAGGCTGAACCTTATTCATCATTCTCGAATCAAAATTAGTCTCCCCCCGGTAGGAGGAGTTCATTTTGATTTAAGTCAAAATAAGGCCTACGTGGTTATTAATACGTAGGGACCACCTTCTACCGAAAGCCTGTCCGCATGATGTAACATGCTTTGGGCTTGGGAGAAATGGTTGAATAGATATTCTATTCTAATGGTGCTTCTGTTACAACAGAAAACTCATCAAGAGCAGCTAATGCTCCTATAGCTCCAGCTGCAACGGAATCACCTGATGGGATTGGAACTGCAAAAACACGATGCATTGCATTTCGAAAGATCCTACAAGAAGTAATTGGTACTTGAACAGTGCCAGCCCCAGTTAAGATCAAGGGCACAGTTTCAATGGAAGCAGATGTAATACCCCAAGATCCTTCTGAAGTTTCTTTCAAATCAGGTGTAAATGCAGCTTCAAAGAATTCAGCATATCCTTCATTTTCATTAACAGAAGCAAGTGCTGAAAGATCGATAGTCACACTTTTACCAGTTGGAAAAGAAGAGACTGATTGAACATTCCGAATGTCACACATTGGGGGAGGTCCAATCATAAAGAAGAAATTAAAATCATCGCCAGCAGACTCAAAAAGTGTCGAAACCTGACTCTTTCCACCGTACTCTGCAAGATTGCGGCACCTGATGTTAGTTCTAGCATCCCCAAGTACGGGAGTCTGATTTGAACTAACAACATCGCACCGTATTCCACGATAATATGGTGTTCTAATCTCGAAAGCATTCGAGACCTGCTGATTTTGTTGGAAAAGAGGCTGACCATAAGCCAACTCTTTTTCCACTATAGTCTGGTCTGTAGTGTCATCGTCAAAGAGAAGAAAAGAATCAGCAACAACACCGGGAGTATATGGTATGATTTTAAGTTGAGATGAACCGTTATAAAAACGGTAGAGAAAAGAAGACATATACCAGGGTGTGGGAATAACTTTATCAGAAAAACTCAATCGGGACATAGTTCTCGCACCACTAGTAGCATCCTCAGTCATATGGCGCGTCCGCAAACCTATGAAATTAGCACTCTGAGAAAGGTTGGCAAACCAACCATATCTCTTCATAAGAGCGCGTAATGACTGAAAATATTCACCAGTAGTTTGAGCTGTCACGTCTTGAGTTGTATGTGAAGGAACAAGAAGATTTTCATCCTCTGGAACAAACACAGTACCAATGTCAGATTGAGCGTATCTCGATTGAAAACCAGGTGCAAGATTCATCACAGGTCTAGCAATCTGGTAATCCTCTCCACCACTGTGTGCCACATAAAAAGTGACAGAACCCGCAACAGTGGGAGGATTCGATAAATCGACCAATGAATAAATAGCTAAACAACCGGTTTTGGTTTCGAGTGTGGTTGCATCAGGTCCGGGATTAGAACCTGAAGTTCTCTTATAAGTCTCGCGCCAATCGGTGTTGGAAATAAAAGGAACGGAAACACGAAAAGTGGTTCTACCCATTTCATCCTGTCTATCCTTTAAATTACACACCACATTATAGTTGGTATTAAGGAGTTCACCCAATTCATCTGGAACGTCTGCCAAGTTAGTTTCTGGTAAGAAAACCACAGCAAAGCGTCCCTGATGATAAGGAGTCTTTACCACCATAATGTCATAATTAATAGTTCCACGCCACAATGTACCCATCATGCTTGCATAAGCAAAGCTTCCAAGATACATTGTTTTGCTATCACCATTATTTCCATATTGATATTGGGACAAGGGAGAAACCTCCCATGCTGTAATCTTCTTACGTGCAGAAAACATAGCTGTAGGTGCAGTTTGAGCATAAAAAAAATTCGGTCTACCAAATATATACTCAAAACTCATTTCATCTTTGTTTTCAGGAATAAATGAAGAACCATCAATGCCATTATCTTGGAGAAGTGCCAGTGTTGTAGCATCATCGTTACCCTCAGTGTGAATAAGTGTACTATTTGGTTTCAAAACAGCTTTACATTGTGGCTGAATAGATGTAGGTTTAGCCCATCCAAATGAAGCCGCAGTTTTACCAATAGCACGAGATACCCAAGCTACTGAGGAAGCAAACTGTCCAATCAATGGAACTCCTGAAAGAACATCAGCAATAGTAGTCACACCACTAGCAATCTTTGATACAGGACCAGATGTCTCTACCTCACCTGTATCACGAGCTGAAACTGGTTGAACATCAGCCTGAGCAACTCTGTAACCTTTCGACTCAAGTCGTCTAATTTCATGCTGATCTCTAACACTTGACATTACATCATTTTGTGTTGGAACATAAAATGTGGGATTGACAAAGCGGGCAAAAACTGTGTACTTAGCAGTTTCAGAAGAATTGGGCCCCAACAGGGTGGAAAACACATACAGAAAAGCAGAGCCAAATTGATTTTGTGAATTTCCAAGGTCAAATAAATCATAAATATTAGCATATGGACAAATTAATTTAAGAGAATTACCTTCTTCAATGCTCACAATCTTGTAGGGACAAGATGTTTGAGAAGCAAGAAACCGAGTTCCTTTGCGTCTAAAATCTCCAGTTTGATCATAATAAGGATTATAAACCAACATTAGAGCACCCTGCAAAAACGGTTGAGCATTAATTTTGACTTCAATTTCAATATCAGCTTTCAGATACTGGTAATTCTTTAACTTATCCACTACCAATGGTGAATTTTTAAATATATCTTGTGGAAAGTTGAACTGTTGTAAGTAATTTTGAGTGTCCGCATCATAATCAGATGGAGACAACTGAATTGGAATAGCCCCATCTGAGGTTTTCCATTCAAAAGTACCAAGATTAACAGGACGCTCAAGAATACTCATTATTTCATGTCGGGTAGTATCGTTCAAAGCCATTTGAATAGATGTTGATGGCATTGGAACAACGTCAGCCGACATTTGAACATCAGTTAACAACTTTCCTCGAGTAGAATCAACTTTTGTATTTTGATCGTGGTCATATGAAACAGAACCACTTTGTGAATTTTGTGAATCAATACTAGCAGTCATATATTACGATAGGGGTAGATGACTATTCACCCTAAAGTCGGGAGCTGTATCTCCAGAGCACAGCAACACTCTATAAATAGTAGGAAATAGCAGTAAAAAGAAAAGTATCCCGGTTATATTCTCAATTTAAGATCACATTTCCACATTACAATAAAGGAGTTTACCATAAAGGAACATACTCTATACGAGCATATAAATCACGATTATATTTATATGTTTCCATCTGCTCGTAATATGTTGGGACAAAGATGTTAAGCCCAACCTTTGCAAGTTCCTCTCGTATACGAGAACTCCAAAACTCATATACACTTTGTGAATGAAGAGAAAGTTCCATAATAGCTTGTTCACAATTTTCAATTGTTGCAGATTTCAGTGCTTTTCCGCGAATCCAATTTGTAATTTCAAGAATATTTTCTAAATCCATAGGAGCCAGAAAAGTACCATCACATTGAATTACAAATTTTCTCTTAAGAAAAGCAACATCTTCCAAGGGCTTAAATGGAAGAATTCTCCCAGTTTTTGTTTCGTCTGTATAGGTGAGACCAAAAGAAGCAAGAGCATCAGTCAACGTCAATTGATTAAACCAATCTAGTATTTCCACACTCACTGACTTCACATCGTCATCACCATAAATAATTTCAGCCACATGCTTCCTGTAGTCACATACAGCAGGCATGCCCTGTTTCTTTTTAAGCAACAAATAAGCAAGTCGCATAACAATACCATTAAACAATGAATTAATAATAACGGTGAGAGGATTTCCAGATGGTTGAGAATGTGTTTTACGAATAACCTCCCCACGCACCAAGATATCAGCATTGCTTATGTGTTCCCAAAGAGCTGCTCTAATTAACTGGGATTCGTCGTCATCGCCATACCACTCATTTATCTTTTCCAAGATTTTAATCAATATCTGCAACAAAAGAGAACCGTCGAAATTCGAAAAATCACCAGCAATCATATAGTTTCCTTTAGATTGAAGGTGATGAGCCAATTTTGTCCATTCAAGAGAATAAGGATTTATTCCAACAGCAATACCGTTATTAATCCTATTTCTCATAACATGAGCGGCGAAATCCAAAAAATATTGTCGAATAGCAATTACAAGATGCTGCGGACAAGCTTCAAAAACTCGAGTTTTACCTGCATCTACTTTAGCAATGGGCCGCTTTTCATCTTTCAGTGTCGCAATTGAAATTGCACTCCCTCGAATACCTTGTTTGGAATGTTCCAATAAGTCTTGAACATCTTGTTTGAGTTCGGGATTATCTACTATGTAGTCATCCCCATCCCCAAGCCAAGCTGTTTTACCCTTGGATTTGTTACTTAAATTGTAAGGATATCCTGGTGAAGTGGTTCGATTAATTGGTCGTTTATATGGATCGCCTTCTATACCAACAATGGCTTCCTCATAACTGTGCACAATACCCCGTCCAGTCCTTGGTTTACCGAGACCTTGAAAGACATCGTTTGCAGCAGCTTCAAGCAAATCGGGATCTACAAACGTTTGTCCACCCATAACTTTCTTAATACCTTTCAACATTGGATCAACAATACCTTCTCCTTCAACTTCGACGGGTTTGAGAAAAGCGGGTTTTGCAATATGTTTTTGCACTGTGTTGAAAATCAGAGATGGTGCAAGTTGAGTAGAAGAAGGAGTAGCGGGAGAAGGTGCAATACCTACATTCAAACAATCACCCACATCAAGCAACGAAACTTTATAAGAAGGATCAATCCACGATTGAGAATATGGCAATCTTCCGTCAATAAGATAAGACTTTGGAATACCAAATTTCTCAACGTGAATGGCTAAAGCCTGCTCTAAAAATTGTCGGGTAGTTAAAGCACCCAAAGCCATCACGCCAGCTCCTCCTGCAACATGGAAACCTATTAATTTGGTGTGGATAAGTCGATTAGAAATTGAAAGCAAAGCCCCACACATTCCATTAACTGTTTCCAAATCATAGTCTATGTGATTTCCAATTTTAATGGGACACTTACACTGTTCTGAATCCTTGGGACAAGTTCCAGGTCCATGAAGAAAATATTCCGTTGTCTTAGTTGATACAGTGAAAGAAGAAGGATACTTTTCCTGGACTATAGTTTTACCCTTTACTTCGTAAAATCCGGAAAAAGTCAAATCTCCCTCCTTCAACAAATCAATATCTTCCGATCCAAGAAATTTTGAGAGAATACGTGGTCGATTGGGTACAACAGGGGGAAATGAAACCAAAGCCAAATCAACGGGAGATCCATCTAATTGAAACGTTTGCGAAATTTTACACTGATCAATAGGAATTTTAATTGCAGCTTCAGTGGAATATGGATTCCGAATAATTAAGTACTCTATTGGATCAATATGTGGTGGGTTTAAAATTGTATGTGCAGTTGTAATCATAGTGCGTCCCACCAAAAACACACCATTACTCCTACAACACATACCCTTCCTATCAACGGCTTGAATCCAAACAGAATTATTTAAAAGCACTTGTGTTGTTTGTTCTATCTGAACACGATCGCGTTGAGCATACTTACGTGCGCCAATATGCATCTCAGTTTTACACTCAACCAAACTTTGAGCTAACCGTTGTGATTTTGGCATGCTAGGACCGTTTTCATACACCTTCTGAGCAAATTGTCTGGTTCGAGGAACAGTGGGTTGAGTATCGTATGTTCGCTGAGCATAATTTACAGGACGAACAGTCCGAGGTTGTGTATCATACACTCGCTGTGCATGAGACCTAAAGTTAAGAATCTCATTAGCACAACGAATACAATCATCACTATCCATCGGATTATACGCTATATTGCCAATCTGATCACAGAAGGAACAATTGAACCAACACGTGTTACCAATAACTTGAAAAGCTTCCTGGTACGTGGTAGCAATGAAATTCTGATCAATAAGTTGCAATATTGGACATTGTCCAATAATACGTTGGGCGGTGGGGCGTCCAGAAGATAGTCTGATTTCTTCACGCAAGTCTTCAAGAGTTTCGCGGGACATGCCTTGTTCAAGCAAATCATTGCGAACAGATTTGATTCCCGTGCGTTCCAAAAAGTGATCCAACATATTACCATATTTTGGGTATTGCAAAATCTTGCAAGTGACACATTTGTCACACGGAGAAGTAGCATCAGAAGGTGAGCGATTAAATTGACACCAAGTGTTGCTGTTGTTAGGGGGCTGACTACGAAAAATTCCAGTGCACCAAACACCAAAAAGGGCAGCTGCAGTTGAACAAATGCCAATAAGTATTTTGGAGGTTGGTACACTAGGGAGGTAGTCAATAGTTTTCTGAGCAGCAGAAGAAAAAAAAGATAATATAAATTGAGCAACCGAAAGTAACTTGTTATTCACATGAGTAATGCAAGCTTTAACCTTCGACCACAAACGGGAAAAGGCAGAACTACACTCACTTTTATGCTTATAAAAAATTTCTTTTAGTTTCCCAAGGCGAAGGCGAATATTAAATATGTGAGAGATAGATCCGAAAATATCATCTTCCTCAGCATCAAAATAATCTTCACCCAACTCAACCTCAAATTTCTCTTCAGCAGCGACAGTTTCAATAAATTTATCAGGATTAAAAATTCTATCAAATTGATCCAGAATTTGTTGTTCAGTTGCAGGGGGCTCGGGAGTTTCTATACCAGCTTCCTTGCGAATAGCATTAGCAAGTGCTACACTTTCAGTTTTTCTTCGTTCATTTTCACTTACAAAGAAATCCCAAAAATCGTCAAACTTTAAACTATTCTTCCCAGGAATATAATTTATCTCAGCATTTCCAGTCTGCTTGTTATGAATAACTTTATAGCAAGTAAACCGATAATGCTCCACAGTCAGAGGTGGAACAGCGTCAACTGCTATACCTTTAGTTTTAGCAATGGTTTCCTTATCAAAAGTATAATACGCATTCCCATTCTCATCTTTGCCAATTGGAACACCGTATGCGGGATCAATTGTAACATCAGCCCACACGTGGAATCTACGAAACACAGCACCAGGATCTACAAGCGATTTTATTTCTGGAAATTTCTGATTTGACGAAGCAATAATAAATTCAGATGTAAAATTTGTTACACCCTTGGATTTTAATTCAGCCATTTTAAGCGGAAATTGAGCAGTATTAACCATATATTCAAGTTCCTCATATTCTTCTACAGGTTTTTGTTGAGAATCCTTTACATTTCCAAAATCATCAAGAATTACAATGGGCTGTCCAGTGTATCCCTCCCAATACTCATTTTTAGCTCGTCGTGGAAACGAACTAGATTCAAATTTAGTTCCCCTATCAATAAGGTATTTCTTGAAAATACGAGCCTTCAAAACTTCAGTTGCAACACTCTTCCCAACTCCAGGATGTCCAAAAAGGTAGAGGGCAACAGGTTGTGTACGAATAGTATGACACCGAGCGGGGCTATGTGTTGCCCACTCAACTTGATCTTTAATACGACGCTGAAGACTAGAAATAAGCTGCACATTAGAGCGTGAATTCATCTTGGAAGCCTGAAAGTGACATTCATTCAATTGATAGTTAACAGTAAGAGTTTGATTAGCTATACCAGCAGAAGAATCTATAAGAGGTTTCTCAAACTTTTCGATCAGTTTTACCGCAGCATACAAATTCTCAAGCTGAGGAAAATTTTGCATAAATTTATATTCTTCGGCTGACAAACCATAAACAGTAGTATAATAAATTTCAGCCAAATAATCAAAAATCCAATTAAAAAGATCCTTCAATGCTCTAAATCCCTGTGCTGCACGTCCCACATTCGCAAAATGTTTTGTCATCTCGATAGGAGAAGGAATAGTACCAGAACAAACTAGAGAAAAAGCACCACATAGAAAAGATAAGAAACCAGCAAAAGGAAGAAGTTCAGGAGTCTGGGTAGCAGTCTCAAGCATATCTGAAACGAGAGACTGTCCTACACGTTGTGTATCGTTACCCAATGTGAAAGCTACTGTATTAGTATCAAAAGAAGGAATAAGCGATATTAAAGAATCCAAAGTAATACCAAGCTGGCGAGCCAGATTAGTACAATGAAGAGTTAATAGAAGAAGTTGTTTCTCTTTTAAACAACTACAGATAGACACAAATGAAAGAAGAATTCCAATAATATCATAATCCTCTGGCACGCTAAACAACGATTTAAGCTCATCAGCTGCATTTGTAAGTGTTTTAAGTACTCCTTGCAACAAATCAATAGTAGGGTTCAGCTTATTTACAGCTGTAGTCAATTTAGATCCATTTATAACAGCGGCAGCAGCAGTTCCAACACCCGGTAAAACCACATTGGCAGCTACATAACCAGCAGCCTTAGCAGTTTCAGCAAGCGCAGAGGGGTCACTACACACAGCAGTCACATCACTCTTAATTTTTGTTACCGTATCGGAAACGAGAGTCTGAGCATAACGTTTTCGATCAGCTCCAAGTTCACGTCTCTTCTTGCGATTTCGTTTTTCAAGTTCGATTTGTCGTTGTACAAAGTTCTGATGTTGCACTTGAGCTTTCTTTAATTTCTCAATTTCGCGTTGCATTTGATTAATTTTCTTCCGCTGTTCATAATCCAATTTCCCAAGAGAATTGGGACCAGGATTTTCTTCGATATCACCTGATAAAAGAAGACAAAGTCTATGGTAAGTTACATTTATAGAGTATTCCAATTCGTCGAAATCACTGTAATAAGTTTTAGTAATTTCAAAATTCTTAAATACAATATTGACCACTTGTGGATCATCATCTATAGTATCAGTCACACTAACAGGAATTCCTGAACAAGACATTAAGCGCAGAAAACACTTAATTTGATCCCATTCTTCACAAACATACATATTGTTAAGCGAATATTCACGAATTTTAAAAAGGTTATCAATCAAAACATCTTCATCAGACAAATTAAATTGTTTAAGATAAGTATAAAGGGCATAAGTTTGAAGGGAATGATCAGAAGGACTAAAGCCAGAAACGAAGTTACGGATATTTGTTGATGCTGCATTAGCAGCAAGGGAATGAATAGAATATTCAGCTACATCACGTTCATTCGCAAATCCATAATCAGTATCCAATTGGGGAACCAAGCCAATATCGGCCATTAATTCGGTAAGGGTTTTAAAATCATAACACTTGTCCATATTATATGGGGTTCGGCTTTCAATTGGTGATAGCGTTTCCGGTAATGCCACCCATTTTTCAGGGAATGACCTTTACGGCTGACGTATATCTTAAATAAATTCAATCATGTGTGCTGGATCAAATGCACAACAAATCCAGTCATGAGGAGTTATTCAAGCTACTTTGCTCATGCCTACATGATTTCCTTTAAGTAAGAGACTACCAACCGCTATGGGTTCTAGCCATAGTGCCTACCTTCAAATAATTGAAGTTCCAAAATACTCACCTTTTAAAGTGCGCCAACAAACGGGGTCGAATCCGCTGTGTTTTTCTTTAAGAGGAGATCGCATCCTACCGGGCAACCGGCGTATAGTGATAGGCAGAAAATTATACAATTCATCCTAAAACAATATTAAAGTATACATCAATCAACGCTTGCTTCTGATGTATAGATTAACAATGATCAAAATGAAAGGTTAAATATTACACAATTCAAAATTGAGAGCAATCGTTCTACAGCCACGGTTTCACA